GTATTCTTTTGCATATTGAAATATCTTTCTTGGCATATCATAAAGTGGTATATGCTCTCGGAAAATATCTATCACATAAATATTTTTATCACTATCAATGCCAGAAACAACAATAACCTGATAATCATGTTTGGCGGAAGACTCGTAAGCCAAATCGACACCCATATATACATTGACAGGAATAGCATCTTTTTTTGTAATAATATAGGCTTGATTATTCTTACCTTTAAACTGTCCATCAAAATAATTAATCTTATCTATTTTAAATTTTGCACTTTCTAAATCTCTGGCATCATTCATATACTCTTGGGCAAACTTATGAAGCTGACCAACATACTCATAATCTTTTCTTATACTTGCTATCTTTTCCTTTGGGAAATAAGAAGGCCACAATGGCTTATCATTCTCTATTACCCTGTGAAATACCATTTCCCAAGTATAGTCTTCTTTGTTTTCCTTTGCTTGGAGATAGCCATCATATATTCCCTGCAAAGCAGAATCGTAGTGGACGATTGTTCCTATAAGCCATATAGAGCCCTCGTTCCCCTTGGACTCTTCGAGCGCCGGATAAACTGTAGACATAAGCCATTCCTTAATCTCCTTGCGCCTTTCCGGTGTTTTAGTATTCAATTCAGACTCAAAATCATCAAGAATAATTTTTGTATAACGAAGACCGAGCTCTGATCTACCACGAAGTCTTTGGCTTGTCCCTTTGGCTATGATTCTATCACCCTTAGAAGTAGTGATTTCTTTTTCAGTCCATTTATTACCAGCCATATCTCCAAAATAATAATTTAATGCAGAATTAAATTCTATATGGCTTTTAATATACTTAAGATGGTCAACTGCCTGTCCCTGTTCTTCTGATACCCAAGCTGCAAATTCGTTTTTACCTTTTGGATTAAAACATATTCTATGCAGTAGGGCAGCTTTAGCCAAAGTAGATTTAGTATGACCGCGAGGCAATACAAGACAAAGCCTTCTTATAGTATTATCTAAAAACAATCCTCCAACTTCATGGTGAAACGGAGCCGGCTTTGACTTCATAAAGTCATCCGGAAGAAAAAGCTGGCCAAACGCAATCAGATCTTTCGAGGCCATGTTGAGTACACGCTCTTTTTCATTTAGATCATTTGGAATTATATTAAACTTTTCTATCGTACCAATCTCCATTTGGAATCTCTTCAAAAATATTTACCATATCAAGAAGCTTCTGGCCGGCAACATACACCCAAGTTCTTTCCCGCTCTCCAGAATCAAGATCAACATCAACTTCCACCCTGTCGTACAATCCCGTCATAACGCCTTCGTATAAATCATACTGTGCTAAATCCTCGCTAGTTACATCATGAACCTCAACAACCGTTCCCTTACCTTTGTAATCCTGTATCATGGCAGGAAACTTTTGATGGCCGGGATAAACAAGTGAAGTATTGTTTACTCTACCAGTATTCTCATTACCATTTCTAAGTGTTCCGTATACAGCTAGTTTCATTTCTAGACCACGTCCCACTCTTTTTCACGTATACCGTTTTTCTTGCTACTTTGCACGGCATTCTTTTTGGCCTTTCTCTTGCTCTTTAGTTCCATTGACTTCACAAAAAAACTCTCTGGAGGGTCAATTTCACCGATAACTTTTTGAACAAGATTTTCAGCAACCTTATTGTTTATCACATAATCTTCCAAAGCACCTTTTAATTTACTTTCTTTTAAATCATTATGTACTTTTAGTATTAAATCGAATTTAACTGTTTTCATCATGATTCTCCATAATTAAATATTAATCCCGGCATTTTTATTTCAAAGTTTTCATCATAAGATGAAAAGCATTCACAGCACTCTACAGAAAAATAATCTTCTGAGACGTTGTACCATATAGATGTATGCTCCCACATTGAGAACCCACATATTATACAATCTTTATTTCTCGACTTCTCTCGAAGCTTCGATGAGTTTTTTTGAATTTCCGCCTTGGATAGCATCTAGTTGCTCCTTTGTAAATCCTTGAAATAACGTAACAGATTCAGTTCGCTTGTCAGTCTCCATCATGCCGCTTATTTGCATTAGTGTTTTAATGGCTTGTATCTTATCTTTATCTTGAGCGCTTCTATTATCTATAACAGATTTCATTTTCTCAAGTAAATACAATGGAGTTATCTCAGCTTCATGTAAAACCTTGTCTACTTCTTCTCTGATCAAATTCTTAACCCTTTCGGTACTTAATAAAATTTTACCTTGGTAATCTGCATACTTTTCATTATTGGTTGGGTATGCCTTAATAAATGCCTCGGAGATGCCATCACCCTGTGCAACATACTTAGCAAACAAGAATTCCCTTCTAGTGGGTTTCTTTCTATGTATCTTTTGTTGGTACAGAGAAGTTTCGTCAGACCCGAAAGAGTACATGTTCTTTCTAAAGTCTCCTTCCATCTTCACTCCATCTCTGCAAATAAAAGAGCCAATAGCTGTCCTAACATAGTAATTACACACGCCCGTAGACTGACTGTTTCTAAGCTCACCCCGCTTTAGAACTTGACAGACCTTTCCGTCGTCAGTCGTTACCCAGCTACCTTCGGTGCCATCCCTCCAATTGCGAGTTAAATCATTATTAGGACAGTATTGGCGAAACTCCTTCTCGCTTTCATATACTACATGCTCAATCTTTTTTATTTTACGAACAAGCATATATTATAATATAATCCTTAAATACACTTTTGTCAAGTATTACCTCGCAATACTCCTTAATTCCGTTGAACCAGTGCTTATACTAGATTTGCTTCTTATGAACGGTGAATGACATCCTCCGCACCTGTAAACAGGAAATTCATTAGAGCTTGTAAAGTATGTAGCATCGGATGGTTTAATATTCTTGCTTCCACATGAAGGGCAAACACTAGTATCCATCAATACTCCAAGATTTGGATGATTCTTGATATATGGCCTCAGTTTAAGATAAAGCTGTTCCAAGCCCACGACATCACCTTTGTTGTATTTAAGCATTTCAGCTAATCTTTCTTTATTACCATTCATGCAATCAATCCACAATTGAAACTCAGTCTTCAGTTTCTCCGAAAGCCCAAATGCCTTAGTAAGGAAATCTTGCTTATTAGAACTAAATGCAAATTCCTTTCTTGCAATCTTAAGAGTGTCTATTGATTTATATGGAGATGGTGGATTCATATCATTAAGTATGAATCTTGCGTTAAGCTTCCTTATGTCAAACCGATCGCCGTTGTGAGCAATTACAATATCAGCTTCATCAATCAGCTTCCACACAGAATCCAATATTCTTTTATCATCCCTAGCAACCGCTTCCTCTGGAGTAAGAACGTCAGATAAGATATTTTCGTCATAAAGCCATTTGGCAGCCCAAGAGAGTACATACCAAAATTTTTGACCACCAGACTTATCTCTTACAATATTGGTGTGCGGAACATATTGCTTTCCAAAATCCCATACCCATACAGGCATAGGAGTTGTTTCTATATCAAAAATCAATATCCTAGGAAGAAGGCCAGTATTAGTTACATCGGTGGGCCTAGACCATCCCATAGATTCTATTTTGCGAGTAACGGATTTATATGTACGCATAAATCCAGAAGCGTCCAATTCAAAACAAATGTCTTTAACGCTTTTCATCGTTCTTGTGTACTGACTTATTATATTCATTTCAGCTTTAGTCCACTTCATACTCTTTTTCTCCCTTGATTGATTAAAAACCAACTTACTCTAAGAATCAATTTTAAGAATAATGATTCTACATAAAGAAACAGTGTTTTCATTTTCCCCAAACTTTCTCCGCAACTAACTGCGCAATAACTCCATACACGGATAAATCCTTAAAAGCATCCATATATGTTTCATCTTCCACAGCATTCTCGCCACGATGTTTTACAATGATATTCTTCAGCCTGTTCACTTTGTCATTCATTCTAATCACCAAGGCAGTCAGCGCAAACATTCTGTCTTCATCATTATCTAGATCACCGCCAAGCGTTATATTGCCACAACCGTAATCATATTGCTTTCGGCAAAACAGATCATATTGTTCTTTGGTTATATCTGAGAATCTTTCCATCATCACAGGATAGCCAGATTCAATAATCTTAACTATCTCCCCGTTTTTCGCCACAAGTACTCTCCTACACCTAATTGATGAAAACCGTTAGCAAGGGTTTCTATAAGCCCCTCGTCGTGGGCGCAGCCGGTATTTACAAGAATTGCATGAATTACTTCGTGTAAGAAAGTTTCATTCCTTCTTGACGTAACAAGCTTCTCATCTAAGAAAATTTCACAAGTACGCGGATTGTTCATCCCGAACAAATACTTATTCCCATCACCGCTTTTTTCGCCATCCATGAATTTTACTTTATATTCGTGACCGCCAATATCTATTTTTCGCATTCTTTCTCCTTTTCTTCTTTTCTCATTGAGCCCCAAGCTGGGACAGTACAAGGCATTACTTCTGCCCTGATAGGTCTTTGTTTGTTCTTTACTTCGTTTATTATACTTTCCATTCGTTTTATCTGTTTTGGTGTAACGTTTTTATTGTATGCCATTTTCATTCATCCCCGGTATTACTATGTTATCAAAATAATCACATCCCTTTTCTACTGCACAGTCTTTATCTGCCTTGTCCTTATCAAGAACAAATCTCAAAACACCGTCTTCACGATACATCATTGCGCCTAAACACTTACCACCGTTCCAATTAGCACAATGTCGCCTAGCATCCTGTTTATTACTCTTTTTCATGAAAGAATATAAAACACCCTAAAATATAAACCAAGAGAAATCTTTTTTAAAATAATGCTTGACAAATAGTACTTTAAGCCTTATATTGTTAGTACGTAGTAAGCTTGGTCTAATATATATATATATATATATATAAAAGAAAGAAATATATTACTAACGTAATATTAAAAGAAAGAAAGGAAAATGACATGAATGGCAAAGGCGATAGAAATAGAGTATCTAATTTTACCCAATATACAAAAAATTATACAAAAATTTTTAAAGATTGGATCGAAAACCGCACTCCTGTCCCAAATTATAAAAAAAAGAAAAACGTTGAAAAAATTAAAAAATAAGCTGTGTGCTAGGGTATGTACCAAGAATTCATAAAAACGCCGTAAAAACACCAAATTCAGCGTTAAACCGCTATATCTATATCTGACTTGTAATATATTATACTAATAACTATACAGATTGTATTAAACTACAAAAATTGGACTACATTGTGTGCTAGTCTTTCTCGGCGAAAAGGGCATCCCCGCCTACCTAAATTGGAAAAATTAGATTTAGTTGAAAAAAGTAGATTTGAATTGAAATTATATTTTAGGTAAAAAAAAAGCCCCTAAATTAATAGGGGCTTTTGATCTAAGGATTAGAAATAAATTCTAATTCTTGTCTAACATCCTACCTTTTTTGTAAGGTATAACATTCACTTTCTTAGATGTTGGTGTTTTGATATACACACCAATTTCTAACAATGTACCATCACTACATTCAACCGCACCACCTAATTGACTAAGTACCGCCTTAATCGCATCGTAGATTTTTTGGGCGAATTTAGGAAGTTTCATGTAATTTAGATTCTTC